TTTGTGTGTTAAGGTTAACATCTCCAGTTCCTGTATCTCCTGTTATATCTAAATCTGAAGCATTATCTAAACCTTTTACATATGCAGTTGTCGCTACTTTTGCAGAACTATCAGAAGATGCTTGTGTTGTAGCTGTAACACCATCAGCAAGAATAGAGGTTGCATTTATAGTTCCTGTTAAATTTCCTTGAACATTTCCTGTTACATTTCCTTGTAAATCTCTATGTACTGTTGCAGGTAAAGATAAACTTAATCCTTGATGAACTGCTGCTGTAACTATTTGATTTGTTGTTCCTGTTATTGCTAAAGATTCTGTGTTTAAATTTACATCTCCTGTTCCACTATCTCCTGAAAAATCAAGGTCAGAAGCAGAATCCAAATCCATAACAAATTTTGTGGTAGCCACAGTTTGATTTGATGTACCTGCAATTTGAGTGAATGCAGTAGTAGCTGTGTTAATAGTTCCGTTTAAATCCCCTACAAATGTAGTTCCAGTATAAGTTCCACTAATTACAACACTATTAGGTAATCCTATTGTTAAAGTTTGAGCAGCACCACTTGTAACAATCTCATTAGTAGTTCCTATAATACTAAAGTTTTGTGAATCTAAATCAACTGCAGGTGTTCCAGTATTTGTATCTCCTAAGAAGTCAAGGTCAGAAGCAGTTACAACCGCATCTACATACGTTTTAACAGCAGCACTTGTTGGTACTGATGTATCATTATTAAAATTCTCTACACCATCAGCAGCAGTTACCCATTGAGTTATAGTAACACCTGTTCCAGTATCTTTTAAAGACCCCCATTCTAAAATAGCAGTTACTTTAAAATCTCCAGCATTGTTTGCATACAAACCTGATGCGTTTCCAGACCCATCAGTTAATTCTTTTAATGTAGCAGTTAATGCAGCATTATCAGTTGTTTTAATAAGGCCAGGATAAGTTGCCGATATTTTAGTATTATATAAAGTTGCCATAGTTATTTTTTTCTATTTTGTTTTTTTAAAAATGCTTTTAATTTTTCTACATTTTTTGCTTTTGGTTTATATCTCATAAAACCCATCCATTAAAAACCGCGTCTTGACTTGGATCAATATCATCATTACTGTTTGAATAGTATTTTGGAAATAAGTTTTGATTAAAATTCATATAATCAATAAATCTCCTTGTATAGTATTCTGCGTATTCCCTTGCTTTTGCAACTAAAAAATCTATATCTTCTTTAGAAGCGCTTTCGCTGTTTTCTGAAGAGTGTTTAAATACTCCCCCGTTTTTTATTTGAATTGAGGCCCAAGGAATATAATCGGATTGTGCAAACCAGATTAACATAGGTTGAATATAATCAACCATTAAATTATAATGATTAGGATTAGCTACTAAAGTTAAAGTGTTTGCTGTAATCATTCCTTCAAATTCTTCATAAAGTTCCGTTCCTAAATAATTTTGAATATGAATAGTTTGCGCCAAAGAAATAAAGAACATAAATTTTGTGCTATCCACATTTCCGTCTAAGATGGAATTGCGAACTAAATCTGATCTGTTTATAAATATTGGTTGTGCCATAATTTTTATTTTACTCCTGGATAATGCCCCTCGTTGTCCATATTTACGGGAGCTATAATTGATTCGGCTGCTCCCCTCGGACTTTTTAAATAACTAGCCGGTATTGTTTTTGTTTTTTTATAACTTCCTAAATTATCAGAGGGCTTAGTGTTTGCTTTTAAACGATATAACACTCTATTCCAAATATGGCGACAATAAACTCCTCCTTTAAATTTAAATAAATCGTAAGGTTGCCCATTATGACCTAATTGTTGATTTACTCCTTCTCTTCCTGCTTTATCAATTCGCTCTATTCTATAAACAGTTCCTCCTCTAGATAATGACATCATATTTACACAGAATGCTCTGGAAGAACTACTTTGTTTAGTTGAACCAACCGCATACTTGTATCTTACTTTATAATTTTTTGAATCTAAGTAACTAAACCCATTTGGATTAGCCGTTATTTCATCTGCAAATCTTCTAAACAAACTTTTCTTTTCTTTTATTAAATAATTAGCCCAATCTTCATCGCTATATTCTGAATTAGATTTAATTTCGTCTACTAATTCCCACTCTTTTTTGTCTATAATTTCACCTTCTAAATTTTGTAAAATAGAATTTCCTTTTTCTTCAGACAATTCCACAGGATGAGATTTACAAGGCATATACCAAACTTCATCATTTTCTTTGTGTTCGTGATAACCTTCACAATTTTGTATTTTTGCTTGCGCTTCGGCTTCTTCAATTGTTTTATAAGCTAAAAAACCATCAATTTTTTTAAGTTTTATCTTATTATTACTCATTTTAACCCCTGTTTCTTCCTCAATTGCTTCTGCATCTTGCAAACTACGGTCAACATCTGTAAATTCTAGCGGTTGTAAAGTAATAAAGTATAGGTTTAAGGCTATATCGTTATATGCAAGCAGTTTATCAAAGGAATCTATTAAAAGCTCCTGAAATGGCCTTATAACAGTGTTATCCATTAACAAAGAAGCCGTTTTAATCTCATCAGCATTGTTTCCTAGACCCGTATTGTCTTTTATACCCAATAACATTGGAGAAACTACCCTGTGAGCGACTAATATTTTAGATTGGCTCTCCGTAGACAAAAATTGGTACTGGTTATGAGCATCGCTTAATTGAACAGGCGTTATTTCAGCTTGACTTTCCTTATTATCATTAAAAGCTAAGATAAACTTGCCCGCATTAGAGCTTCCGGAAAATTTTTCTGCTATTCTAGCTTCTATTAGCTCTCTTTGCTCCTGATTAGGGGTTCCATTATTAAAATTGATTAACATACTGGGTGCCAAGCCGTTAAGTATGTTATTTAGGTGATAATTGCTAATTTCTTCTTCCAATTCACAATATTGGAGCCCTCCTTGATAATCTACTGGAGAATAATAGTAAAACCCTGATTTATAAGGCTTTATGTACATTATCTCTATATTTTCCTTACTTGTGCCAAAAGCGGGTATTCTTAGCGGTTTATCCGATGGTTTTATTGATGTCCAGTCATTCCAGTAGTAATAACCAGTTACATCTCCTTCTTCATTAGCCTTTTCAGCTCTTAAAGTTTCAATAGGAAAGTGCTCACATAGGGCTATTTTTGATCGATCTTTTGAATAAATAACCTGAATAGCGGCTTGTCCCATTAATTTTAAATCATAACTAACTTTTCGAACTACATCTGGCTTTAATAAAGTAATCATTTGAGCATACTCCATCGGTTTTTTATTTGCATCTGTTGCGTTTAAACCTTTTCCATATACTGCTTGAGATATACCGTTAATACAAGCGTTGTTAGTTGGTGAACCGTTGTAACGGTCTATAAGAAATTGGAAATAATTATTATCTGCACCATATTGAACCCAATCTTTATTTTTTACTTCAATAACCTCTGGACTTGTGTAAGTAGCTAAATTAACAAAACTAAATTCTGATCTATTTTTTGAAAATCTTCCGTTACTATCTCTTTTAATATTTTTTTTCATATTTTAAAATACTTTGTATGTATTGCCCCCGGAATTGAATGTTTTATATTGCCCTAAATTCATATCATAATATTCGTCTTCCATTTGATCTATTTCTTGGTCTGTACAGAATATTCTATCCCTATATAAAGTTGAGTCGGTTGTTCTATCAATATTCCAAAAACTATTGTCATTTTCCCATAATTGATAATTAGTATTCCAATAATTATAGTCAGAATAAAATCTAATATCGTAAAAATGTCCCTCAACTAAAATAGGGTTAAATATTTGATTAAATGTTAAATAGTTTCCCGAAGTTGTAGCCGTAGTAATATCATAGTACACGGGTATGTTTGTACTATCATCTATAATAGACATTGTAAATTCCGCAGCAAATGATCTTGGAATTATATTAAAAGTTTGTGCTGTTGCAGCTGTACTGAAAACTATCATTATTTATATAACGTATTAAATAAGTTATTTTGTACAAAGGGAAGGGTAAAAAAAAAGCACCCAATTAAGAGTGCTTTTTTAATATTATATTATTCAATTTCTAATTTGGAGAAATTTGAGTTGCATCCGGAACAATTAAACCAGCATCTAAGAAATAAGGTGCTGTTTCTTCCATTCCTTCCATCACTATGGTAAATCCACTTAAATCTCCAGCA